TTTCCTTTTCGGTTTGGAGTTGACGATCTACTTCTTGAAGTGCCGCTGTGGCAACCGTATAGATGGAATCCTTTTTAAGGAACACGAAATCATCTACTTGCTGTCCATACACGAAAAGCCGATTACCGGCCACCACATTACCAGTCTCGTCAATAGAACCCGTCCATTCTGAAAGGTCTTCATCTACACGGATACTATGTTCGTCCACAATATCAGTGATAGTGACTAAATGTTCCTTATCATCCTTATCAAATACTTTCAAGACCGCATTACTATCAAGGGTGGAGGTATCAAAGTTAGTTAATGTAATCACATTAGAAGCAGATACATTAGCCACCTGGTATATATTTGGAACACATTCCGTTATTAGGTGTGTGGCGTGAGGCAGAGTATCACGCACCTCTTGGGCAATGAAACCCCACACGGGTTCGGATCCACGGTTAATCTCGTCTACATATTTATATTGTTTGGGTTTGAGGAGTCGCAATGTCTCTAAAGCTGCCACATCTTCAACATCTACTATCTCTTTCTTGATTCGCGAGTCCGATGCGGTTATACTTCCTGAACCGCTGACATGGTAACCTTGCGTGCAGATATGCGAAGTTGCGTATATACTTCCACCGCCCCCCCAGGAGCTATTTGAATTATGAGAGAAACTGCCACTGTATGGGCCAAAATACGTCAACCATCCGGTATTTATCGTGAAACCCGCCGACCCGTTAACATGGAGTTTCGCGATGGGATTTGATGTACCAATTCCCATTTTACCATCTGTCCCGATCGTCCCAGAGCCCCCCCACAGACTTTTACCGTTATATATTCGTACCCACGTAGAGTCACTCATGTACCACCCACCACCGTGTTGTGTCCAATAAATACCACCACTACCCTGTACACGAAACCAATTCTGTGCATAATTCTCTTTAGCGTAAAAATCTTGAGCTAAGTCACCATTTATACTTGCGTAACTACCGGCCGCTTGCTTAGTCGCAAGACCATTTGTTAATGCACTTTGGGTCGCGTAAGTCGAACTGATATCAGTCCCATTCTCTATAAATGCAGTCGCTTCGACAGTTCCATGAACCTTAAGTTTATTCGTGCTCGCAGCTCCACCTATTCCGACATTACCGGCCGAATAACTAGTATTATTATTCGATTGATCAAGATCCCAATAACCACCTATAACAGCTGCGACTCCACTTAGAGTTGATCCGTCTCCGTACAAATGTCCGGTGACGTTAAGATTTCCATCTATATGAGTATGTCCCGTAACATTTAACTTATTCCTATCAGCATCATCCGACGACCATAAAGGTCTAGTGGTCGGTGCTTTATTACCTATACCTACACGTCCGTCTGAATGTAAGAAGAAGCCGGGGTTTTCACCCCCTACGGTACTTCTGAAAACACCTGGAAATAACTGAAGGTTTGTCTCCGACATCTATAATTTACGAATATATTTAATATCCAAAGTTGGTGCTATTAATACTCGTGATCGCGCCTGCGGTATCGGGTGAAATGTATTCGATGAATATGGAGTAATTTCCCACCCCGGTAAAATTGGTACTCGGAGTAAGTACCACAGTAGTCTGTGTCACCGCGACTGTAGAACTCCACGGATTCGTACTGGCGTTACCAAAAATAGAAATAGGTCCGAGTGCTATATTATGAGGAGCAGCGTTCCCACCACGTTCACCACCCGCTAAATCTATGGTCATAGTACTCACTTCATTATCGTCATTATCGATAAGTTGTGCTATAATCTTTGCATAAAACGGGTGTCTCGTAAATGTGAGTGTGAGTGCTGCACCCGAAGCTGTCGTACCACTCGCGATCGTATTTTTATCACTGTATGTCTTTTTAGTGACACCACCCGTGTTCGTGATGATAGCACCTTCAATCGTCGTATTACCACGAACATCTAAAACATTGGGATGATTTCCACCCGCCTCGATGAAACACTTATCCTTCACGGAAAGAGAATGTATCGGGACAGTATTCGCCACACCTACGTTAGAGTTTGTGAAAAGTTTACCGTATACGTGGACGTTCATTGTTTCAGAAGGTTTGGGAACCGCTTGATTTGTATTATCCATAGGACTACTATCCGTGTACGCGATCATAAGTTCCGTAGCAGAAGCATCGTAACACACGGCGACGTTTGAGCTTCCTACGGGTCGATTGTATATATGTCCTAAATCAAATGTTGTGAGATCTATGTTATTGGTTCCAATTTCAATGAGACCATCCTTAAATTGAGAGTTGGTAACGTGAATGTTGGCGACAGTTCCTATGGATGTGATATTACCAGTCACATAGAGATTACCGTTTACGTTTAAATCACCTTCTGCGCCACTACTCGCAGCTGAAATACCAGTGAGACTCATGGGAACTTGTGTTCTAAAAAGTTGTTTCGTGCTTTGGTTATACGCTACGAATGTATTAGTCGTCGCATTCGTACCATCACCCGCAAATACTGTTGAAATTTCGAGAGGCGTGATGTAAAACCCACCGGCTTTCGTTGCGTCTATTTTATCATTACTCGCGTTGATGACGACGGAGTTATCGTGCTGATCTTCTCTACAATTTTTACCGAAGCGAAGCTCCGTGGCAGCACCGACGGTACTCAAGTTCTTCGGCATTTAATATTACTACTGATTTTAATTTGCATACATGAGACCCGCACACCCATTATTCACTCTGAGAATATTATAATTTACTGCATAAATAGGGTCTATGATTTCCCTAGACTCACTATGAATCTTTACCGACTCGACACGCGAAAAATTAAGCGAACCAGAAGGCTGTAAGGAACTCGTGTTTAAACAAAACGAATGTAAGAAACAATCTGGAGATGTGACGAAGTTTGTATGGTAATAATGCTGAACATCCACGAAATGGGGCTTCGCCCACTTCCATGAGCTTATATCGGTACCGTTGATACTAATTTTTAGTTTATTATCTATGGAAGTCAGTGTACTTTCCATGTTAGTATTGGCGCAAGCAATGTATTTAACCGGATGATTAAACGTCAACTCTTGGACGAGTTCGCCGGATGGGATACTTTTTTGTACTTGTGTTATGAGAATGTTATGTTCACGGGAAGCCATTATTCCACGTTCTTCGTTATCTAAGTAGTAATAATTAGCGTAAGCATCCACGTTATAATTACCAGCTTCGGGGCCCCAATAAATGCGTAATTCCACGGTGCTGTACTGCAACGCCACGAGAGGAATCGCGGATTGAGGACCCTCACAATAAAAGAAACGCAAAGGGTAAAAGTATGAGCGAGCAGATGCACCGGGGTGCACACCGTTAGAACTTTTACTCACATTTTGTGCGAACATATCTACAGCTATATTCTCACTAAAATCGTAATCTTGAACGTCAATAACCTGCCCGGCCACTAAAAGTTCCACCTTATTTATCACATCTCCCCAATCCTGGAGATCTACCGCCTGTGTGTTATTATCTATCGCGAAATAGGTATATCCTAGAAGATCACCGTTTCTTTCGAATTTGATAGATGACATGGAATTACCTTTCACAGCTCCTTGTATCGTCTGCTTTTCGACGGACTGTGAAAAGTTAGAATGCCTTTTGAATGTGGAAGTGAAAAATGATATTTCAGGCTCCCCAATTATATGCTCGTCTTGTGCACCAATTGCCACTAACTGTACGATTCCAGAAGACATACTTACTATAGTAAAAGTATTTTTAAATTACAAATATGTAACGCCCTGAAATCTATGCGAGGTTCTTCTTGCGGCAGGTGATACGAAATACGAACACCGAATCCCCTAAAGTCGCAGAAGTACCGTCATGTTGATCGATATTGACCGTTAAACGACTGAGATTACGAATGGGGTTATGGTAGCATTGAAGGATGGGATAGTCGTCTCGGAATAGTAAAACTCGGGTAGCGGAAGAAGGTCCAAGAGCGATATGTTGACCAATAATCGTACCGAAAATACCGTTTAAATGATTCTTCGTATCAGTGGATGGATCACCGTCGCCACCGAAATTTATCTCCGCTTGTGTTTGTTGAGAAAAGTGTGTACGAAGTTCTTCAATCCCGATATGGATTGCTTTTTGTGCGACGGCGCCTGTTGTCGTTAACGTCGCCGAGACTAAGCGAGCTTGAACAACGTTTTCTAATGGATTTGATATAAAAGCTGTGAAATCTGTCTGATTAGATTGTCCGATGTTGTCGACGATCACCGTGTGAATCTCATGATCGTAATCGGGGATATCGGGCTGAGATGTGGCGATGAGAAGCGCCATTTATAATACACTTAGAATTTTTCTACTTAAATACGTTGTAACGATTTAACTGGAAATGAGAATGATTTAAAAAATATTTATCCAACGATCTTGTAATTGGCGTGATCGCGAACGAGCTGCTGGTCGCCACAGACACCACCGGTGCTCGTGGAGTACACACTGTCGTTGAGGCAGTCGACACTGCTCTTGAGAGACATCAGGGACTCCTGAGAGACGGCCTCGATATCAATATTCTTAGGTTGGTACCTAGACTTGCGATCACTGAAAAGAAGGGCGATCACGAAAAGTAATCCGATTGTGATAGCGATGGCTTTGAGTGTCGCACGGTTGGTAGAGTCGAGCTTCATTTTACTATGTGCTGATATTTTTTTATAAAGTGCGTTAAAGAGAATAGATTAGTTTCATTATAGAGAGTAATGGACGGTGAAATTGTCCTCGACAGGGGAAATGATTCGGTCATGAAACTCGATGAGAGGGAACAAGCCATGATGGATGAGATTCAGCTCGATTTTGGTAGACCCCACGCTCATACGGGTAGTGCCCCCACTATTCAGCGAATGCATCGCTCAGATGCCCCGCCTGCCGAAATGTTTCAAGACGACGTAGATGCTTTTGCGAACCCTTCCAAACAGGCGGCCCCCCCGCCCCCGCAAATGGACGAGCCTATTGATCACGGTGAGTATGATAACGGTAACGCATATAACGCCACCCCCATGGCGTTCGATTATGGCCCCGAACAGCATGAAGAGCAACCGTCACCTGGATACAAGACGATTGATGAAGAAAAGTCCGATCTTTTGAATAAACTCGGGCGACTCGAGAAGCGTGGATTTAATATCAATAAGTCACTCAACGCGTACTCGGCTGTGGATGATTTACGCACGGAGGTTAAGCGTATCACGTATAGTATAGAT